TGGTCCGGGAGGGCGATCTTTCCAAACATCAGTGTTAATTGACGTAAGGAATAGATTGCTTCGATGGAGGGGGTGTCCAAGAGAACACCACTAGCAACATCGAACACACGACCAAGGAAACCTCCCAGAAATGGGGGGAGACCAGTAAGACGACTCCCGAATCGAAATTCGGTTGCGTCCGAAGGGTCGACAAAGCCACGTTCTAGCCACCTTTCGATGGCTTTTCCGTAGCTTGCCAGGGTTATCGCTAAAAACGACAACCCCTCGTGTTCGACGCGACACTCGACAGTTTTTATGTCGAGGGCGGCGCTAGTGTAGCATCGTACGGCTAGTTCGCTAGCCGTACATGACCAGAGAGACGTCAGGCTTTTCAGATCTACCCCAGCTTTATGCTGAGGCCGGACCTTCCCTAGCCCTGACGGCACGAACCTACTAGCAGCCCCGGTACTTGGGCACGGTGTTCAGGATCGCGATTTTGTCGCGGCCCGTCACCTCGTACCTTGCGTACCAGTCCGAGAGGAACTCGATCGCCGTTCCGTCTTCGTCCCTCAGGTTTGACCTGAGGAAGTGGACGACCGACGTCGAGCCGGGCGAGTAGTCGAACGCCTTGAAACGCGTATCGGCTGTCACCCCGTACGAACGGAGTACCCCGAGCAACTCGACCACTTTCATGGTCTCGTTGCCCTTTAGGTACTCTTCCGACTCCACAAGCATTTCCATGCTGTGGAGCAGGTCGTGCGCTTTCGGGAGGCTAATGATCTTCACTGGGTAATTCACACTTACTCCTTTGAGGACATTTAGCCTCTGTTGGTGGTTTGTAGGCCCTGCACAACTGACTCCTTCAGAGGCATTCCGTTAGGAAATGCCTAGTGATGAAGGCGTCACCCGCTAGAAGCAGAAAATTGGAAAAGGTTACCGCTAACACCACCAGCTTCCTGGTGACGATACGGCGGTAGTCCATATCCGTTTTCCGCCTGCCGAAACGTGGCCTGTGGGCAGTATTGCCCGACCACACCTCTGACAGGTGATCCCGATAACTATAAGGAATGAATCTAAAATCCTCATAGCTATGCAGGTCAGCTTCTGCGCCGTCAACGCGATGATCTTTTTGATCATCACTCTCCGGTTCCCCTGCCACGAGATCCTATTAGGACTCGCCGCCGAGGAGCTTCGAGATGTTGGCGTTCGAAGTTGCCGTGAGAAGGGTGTTGAACCCGACCCAGGCAGCCAGTGCGTCCGCGTTCGAGAAGCCGGCAGGCGGAAGGTCGAATACCGTGTAAACGGACATTCCGACCTTCACGTTTTCCGCAGGCTTGAACGGGTCGCTGGTCAACTTCGAGGTGTCGATCCGGATCATCCGGCGGACACGCTTCCCATAGTCATGGGAGGCGGTCAGCTGGATCAGGCCATCGGCGGAAGTGTATTCCGACCTGTCCTCATCCACGCTTGTGCGTGGGAGGGGGGTCGTCACACCTCCGATAGTGATGGAATTCGGGTCGGTCAGTGACATGGGCATCTCTCCTAGGAGCTAAGTTGGCTCCCGTTGGCGTTAGACGACAGTATTACTACCCTTACCGTGTCCGGGAAATTCCCAGTGCGGCAAGGATGGACTTTTGGAATGAAGACAAACCATCCCAGGTTAGTCCGAACCCAAAGGGATTAGCTCTCCTTCGAATTTTGGTCTCTGTTACCAGAGTTATCGAGGAGTCGAATCCACCCGAACCAATAAAAACGTTCGGATGCATTCGGGTATAGGTATCCTTAACGATGGAATGTTCCATCATATACCCATACCGCATAATCAGACCGTCTTCTAGCATGCTGTTGATATTAGAAACAATATCACCAGCGTTACTAAACCAGTCAACGGCCCAGCTCCATGGTGTAAGGTTCCAAATGGACTCTATATCGAGATCCACGCCAAGAACTTCTTTGGCTAGGAGGGCCTTTCTACTCATTTCGCTCCTGGCATCATACCAGGACGGTAAGTAGTAGGTAAATGCGCCTGAGAACCAACGCTTTTGCGTAAATTCTCGGACGACACTCACCTCACCACGCTCAGACGGCGTTAGTGCGGGATTCAGCGACCCTGCTTGAGGGCTGCCGATGAAGGGGCTATCAGTAGCCCCAACCACACTGTAGGTCGTCTCAGTTTTGGTGGGGAAGACAAAGCGTCGCCTGACAACCTTTCCAGCATCACGCTCATATTGAGCGAGAAGCTGATCAGCACGGGTAACTTGTTCCGCGAATTGTCCGATTTCTCGGGCAAGCGGCGCAAGGCCGAACTGATATGAAAGATAGTTGTCGGCCACAGCACCCTCAACACTGGTACCTTTACCAGTGCGGATGTTGCGTGCTCGAGTATGCCAACCGGACACTGCTAGTTTGGGTATTCCCTCTCTAACAAGTTCGGCAATGGCATTCCCGACGTCCGCTTTGCTTCTTGTGGGTCTGCATCTCGCAATTGCAGTGGCGCCCAGCGCGTCAAGCTGGACGTCCGTCGAGCTATTGCTCGGCGGAAAACTGTAATTACGACTATCGATGGCCCAGGCAGGTCCAGTGACCATAATGGTCTTGTACATGCCTGATCCGACGTCTACCTTCGGGGTCTTTACGTTAATATTGGCTTGTTTGCCAATAGCGTATTGACTTTGAGTGTAGAAGTCACCACCGATATCCGCGAGGTCCGTAGACTTTTTGTTCAGTCTACGCCACCACTCGGGATGCACCTCCGAATCAGTGACCTGATTCCCTATTTTCTTAATCGGTGACTGCAATTGGCCATTAGTACTCGGCCAATCGGCGGACGGTTTATCGCCAATCCAACTGCGATAATCGACCGTGATCCTTGGTACTGTTTGTACCAAAGGTCCTAGGACACGTGTTTTACGTATCCTGTACCGAAATAATGGAATAGGCACCAGAGCTCCTTAATGGTCCTAGAGGTATTACTCCTCTAAGATACGGGGTTGATTATGCCCCGGTAGCTGTACTAGCGTCGGGACCCCCTTGCGGG